ACGAGAAGTGTCACCTAAAGATTCTAAAGTATTTTTAGATAAAAATCATATACAAGGCAATGTTAATTCAAGTATTAAATTAGGATTGTATTATAACGATGAATTAGTTAGTCTAATGACATTTGGTAAAGGTAGGATAATGATGGGTGGTAATTCAAATCAATACGAACTACTTAGATTCTGTAATAAACTAAACGCAACGGTTATTGGAGGGGCTGATAAACTATTAAAATACTTTATTAACACATATAACCCAAAAGAAATTATTAGTTACGCTGACCGAAGATGGAGTCAAGGTGATTTATACAAAAAATTAGGGTTTAATTTTATTCACGATTCAAAACCTAACTATTTCTACATAATTAATAAAAAAAGAGAGTATAGGTTTAAATACAGAAAAGATGTTCTAGTTAAAGAAGGGTTTGACCCGTTTAAATCAGAACATCAGATTATGTTGGGAAGAGGTTTATATAGAATATACGATTGTGGTAATAAAAAGTATATGATTAAATGTTAATTGTTACAAAATCTTCTGTTTGGAAAACTCCATCTATTATTGTGTAGTTTATGTTTACCACAACAGCAAATTCACTAAATTCTGATTCACTTACTTTTATGTCAGTTATCGATAAATTAGGTAAATATTTTTTAACAACAGTCTTTATTTCGTCTTTAATCATGGATAATGTTAAATCATCATTTGGTTCAAATATGAACCTAAGTAATTCAGTACCAAAATCTGGTAGATAAAGTCTTTGACCCTTTCTAGTAAGTATTAAATGCATTAAATCAGCTTTTATCGCAGCGTCTTCATCTGAATTAATATCTAAGAAGAATCCATTAGCACTATTCTTAAAAGGAAAATTTATATTAATATATCTTGAACTAGCCATAACTTTGTTTATTTGATAAATATTATACTATCTATTTTTTATAAGTAAATATAGTAAATAAAAAAAGGTCCTATATAAGGACCTTAATTTATTAGCTTGAACAACCAAAACATTCAAATTGGCTATCTACTGGTTTTTCTGGGGCTTTATTCTTATCCATATCTATAGCTAAGTGTTTAGCTTTGTTTTCAACTGATTGACTTCTTAAGTAGTACTGACCAGTTTTTAACCCTAATTTCCAACCTAATGTATGTGCTGTTGTTAGTTTACCGACAGTTGGTGTATCGAAGAAAATGTTTAGACTTTGAGATTGGTCAATAAAAGGACCTCTTTCAGCTGACATCTCAATCAATGATTTTTGTGATATTTCCCAAACTGTTTTATATACTTCTTTTATTTCTTGTGGAATAACTGGTATGTTTTGAACACTACCTTCGTTTTTGATTAATTCATTAAGAATTTCTCTGTTCCATAAGTTTAATTTTTCTAAATCCTTAACTAAATATTTATTCACCATTGCAAACTCACCACCAGTTACTTTACGTACATATAAGTTAGACGTAAATGGTTCAAATGCTTCATTAGAGCCGATTACACGAGCTGAGCTGGCTGTTGGAGGACAAGTTGTTACAAGAGAGTTTCTAACACCGTATTTGATGATATCTTCTCGTAATCCAGCCCAATCAAACATACCACTTAATTCATCTTCTTTAAGACCCCACATTTCCCATTGAAATATACCTTGAGATATTGGTGAGCCTTCATAATGTGCATATGTTAACCCACTTTCTTTAGCTAAGTCACATGATTGTCTCAATGCATTAAAATATATTGTTTCGAATATGTTTTTATTTAACAATCTAGCTTCTGGAGATGTAAATGGTAATTTAAGCATGGCAAAAACATCAGCCAAACCTTGGATACCAATACCCAATGCTCTTTGTTCTAAACCACCTTTTCTACCTTCTGGTGTTGAGTACTCATTTATTTCAACTGCAATATTAAGCGATTTTGTGATAGAACGTGCAACACGACCTAATTCAACGAAATCATATGTACCATCATTAACAAACTTTTGAACTGGTATTGATGTAAGGGTGCAAATTGCAGTTGTCTGATTATCAGTTGATTCCATAATTTCTGAACACAAATTACTAGAGTGAATTATACCAAAGTTTTTATGGTTAGATTTTTCATTAGCATGGTCTTTGAAACACATATATGGCATGCCAGTTTCAATTTGAGCTTCTAAGATTTTAAGCCATAAGTCATGTGCTTTAATTTTTACACCTAAACCCATTTCAACAGCTTTGTTGTACTCAACTTCATATTCATCCCCATAAATCTCATACAACGGTTTTAAACCAGCTGTTTTGATGTCGTGAGGACAAAATAAATACCAATCACCATTGGTTTCAACTGCCCTCATGAAATTATTAGGAATCCATAATGCTGTAAATAAATCACGAGCTCTTAAAGTTTCATCACCAGTTTTCTTTCTGATATCTAACACATCAAACACATCTTTATGCCATGGTTCGATATAAACAGCACAAGAACCTGGTCTTTTACCTCTTTGATTCCAAAATCTTAATGCTTCATTAATAACTTTTAAATATTTCAAAATACCACCAGCTTTACCATCTGAATTACCAACATTTGTTTCTCTAGAGCGTATATTAGATACAGCTAAACCAATACCTTCAGCTTTAGATGATGATATTGATAACCTACCTAACATACTTAATAACCCTTCAGTTGAATCATCTGGAACAATAGATAAATTGCAAGACGCAATCTGAGCAATCTTAGTACCAACATTTATTTTTATTGGTGTTGCTGGAGATTCTTTTTGTTGACTTAAATCATTATATTTCTCAATGAAATCAACTGGGTTGTTTGTAATCATAAGTGCAACTCTAATGTACATGTGTTGTGGTCTTTCAACAACAGCACCATTACCTAATTTCAATAGATAGATATCTTTAAGTGAACACCACCCAAAATAATCAAACTGAAAATCTCTTTTGTAATCAATAACTGATTCAATCAAATCAATGTTTTCTTTTACTTTTTCGTAGTATGCGTCATTCAATAACCCACCATTATACATCTTTTTAGTTGCTTTCATAAAGTTATCTTCAGTTTCTTTATGTAACTTACTGATAGCTATGTTGGCAGCCAATTTAGAGTAATCTGGATGATTCATAGCCAATGATTCAGAAACAACCGAAATTAAATCATCTAATTGATTGGTTGTCATATTATCAGCTAAACCTTGCGTAACTTTGATAAATACTTCGTCAGCATTTACTTTGAGACCTTCAGATTGTTTTTTAATCCTAGTGAGTATTCTACTAGGATTAAAATCAATTTTGTTTCCATTTCTTTTTATTACTTGCATAATTTATTTTTTTATATTTCCTCATCAAATGATATAGGACCACTTAAATCGGCTGATTTGTATTCTGTAGAACGACCTTCGAAGAAGTTCTGTTTTGTTTTTAATGCAATTTGGTTCATAAATTCAAATGGGTTTTTTGAATTGAACTCTTTATCACAATTAAATTGTGCCAATAAACCATCAACAACAAATTCCAAATATTGTTTCATCAAATCAGAATTCATACCAATAAGTGATACTGGTAATGATTCAGTAATGAATTCTTTTTCAATATCTAATGCAGATAATAAAATCTCTCTAATTCTTTCTTGTGTAGGTTTATTAACCAAATGATTATTCACCAAATGGATAGCAAAATCACAATGCAATGCTTCATCACGAGAAATAAATGCGTTTGCATCACACAAACCTGGCATTAAACCTCTTGATTTCAAATAAAATATACTACAAAACGACCCAGAAAAGAATATACCTTCAACAGCAGCAAATGCTACTAATCTTTCAGCAAATGATTCAGATTCAATCCATTTTAAAGCCCACTCAGCCTTTTTCTTTACTGGTGGCATATATTCAATCGCTTTAAATGCTTTACTGCGTTCTTCAGCATCTTTAATATATGTATCAATAAGCAATGAATACATGTGGCTATGAATATTTTCCATCATAATTTGAAAACCATAGAAAAACTTAGCTTCAGTATATTGAACTTCTGAAACAAAATTCTCGGCAAGATTTTCATTGACAATCCCATCAGATGCAGCAAAAAAAGCCAAAACATGCTTTACGAAATGCTTCTCGCCTTCATTTAATTTTTCCCAATCAGTAAAGTCCTGGGATAAATCAATTTCCTCAGCTGTCCAGAAAACTTGTTGAGATTTCTTGTAATAATCCCAAATATCGTGATGCTGTAAAGGAA